AGCTGCAGGTTCTGAATGTTGTCGATTATTCCAACCTTGCTGGTGCCAGCCAGCTCAACAACATCGGCGCCCAAAACCTTGACCTGCTGATCACCCAAGGTGGCGACGAGCTGGTGGGTTATGTCGTGCAAGACGATGACGCCTTCACGGTCATCCGCTGCAACGGCATTGTCGATACTCAAGTCGGTGCGCTGTGGGTGCTGGAGTGGCAGAGCCTTGAGGCCGCGCTCTACAAGATCATCGCCATCAGCGAAGTTGATCCGCTGGTCTTCCAAGTTGAAGCCGTCCAGTACAACGCCAGCAAATTTGGCTATGTAGACAACGACTTGCCTGTTGCGATCCCGAAAGACCGTTTCACGCTATCTGGCGCCAAACCGCCCACTGGTGTCTACGCCGAGCTGGTTTATCGCAACGGTCAGAACCAAATCAGCGCCTACTGGACACCACCCCAAACCAACGACGCCAACGACCTGCTTGTGCGCGGCTACCGCTATCAGTGGCGCCAGATCGGTGACACCGAATGGTCAGACATTACGCAGGTGTCATCCACGAATATCTGGCAGCCGATTGATAACCACGTCTTCGGTGACACCTACGAGTTTCGCGTTGCCACGATTGACCGCCTTGGCAAGCAATCCGACTTTGCCACCGCTGGCGTGGTGGGCTATCCAGCAATTCCCGACCTCTCCGATCCGGCCTTCAACGGCGTCATCCGCCACCAGAACCAGCCCGATGGCACGCAGCTCCTGATCGTTGACGCTGGCACTTGCCCAATTCCCGAGCGCGTCACGGGTTACCTCTGCTGGGCATTTCCAACCAACGTTCCAACCGTCATTCCGGGCGTCAAAGAACCCGCCGCCGATGGCTGGTATTTCCTTAGCGACATTCCGCTCACCGGTTACTACACCATCGCGTTCCACGCACCGGGCGACTGGGAGATTCGCGTTGCCTTCACCAGTGCCATCTTCGGTGAGAACCCAACCGATTATCTATACGACACGGTGGAGCGCGAAGAGATCGTGCCGCCAACGCCCAACCTGTTCACTGTCGTTGAAAACACGAACAGCGGCCAGAAACGTTTTAGTTGGCAGCTACCCCGCAGCCTGTACGGAAGCTGGGACCAAGGCGTGGTGTCCGATGTGGTGTCGTATGAAGTCCGCTACAAGCAAGGCGGCCTGATCGACAGCAATCCCGCAACCACATGGGAACAGGGGATTGAGTTGTATTCCGGTGGTGTGACCGCCGCACAGCAGTGGTTTGAGACCAGCTTGTTCGACACCGACGAATGGACCGTGATGGTCAAATCGGTGGACGCTACCCAGTGGCGCAGCGACACTCCGGCCACCATCCTGCTCAACGTTGGCGCCCCGCCGATCAGCAACGCCGTCTACGACGAATGCATTGATGACACCACTTGGCCGGGCAGCTTCGTCAACGCTCAAGTCACCGACAACTACTGGCTCGTCACGCAAAGCGGCACCTACCTCACCACTCAAAGTGGCGCCTACATCACGGGCGATACCAACGTCTACAGCGTCCAGCAAACCGACCCCGCCGTTGATGCTTACTACCGCTGGAACTTCGATAACAACTTCCTTGAAAGTGCCATCCTGATTACTACCACCGCTGAGGCCACCTACCAGCACAGCATTGGCGCATTGGTTGGTGCAGACACTGTTCTGTTCCAAGAAAACGACGATGACATTTTCCAAGAAAACGACGATCAGATTTTTGCCGAGCAACGCACCTACGGCGCTGGTGTTCTCTCTGGCGAATCTTCTGGCATCCTGCACCCCTATGCGCCGTATGAGCGCCTGATCGAAGACGTGTACCAAGTCCAGACGTTGATTCGCAGCAAGGATGGGGAATCACCTGGCGCCATCACGGGCATCTGCTTTGAGTTGGATTACCCCGATGTGATCGAATCCCAAAATGATGTGGCCATCAGCAGCAGTGGAGCTGGAACTGCCATCCCGTTGACCAAACCTTTCCGCGCCGTCAAGTCCGTTCAGGTCACGCTGCAGGACACCGGAACCGGCGCCATCAACGCCATTGTTCTGTCTAAGACCACCAGCAGCGTTACAGTGAAGTGCGTCAATAGTTCTGGTACAGCAGTGGCTGGACTGATCGACATCACTGTGGTGGGGTACTGAGATGGCTGGCCTACGGATCTCCCAGTTACCCGCCGCAACAGCGATTGCCAGCGCGGACCTCCTGCCATTTTCCAGCGTCAGCGGCTCCCAGACTCGGCGCATCACGGCCAACAACCTTGCACTGGCACTGGGTTTGCTTGGTACAAGCGTTGGACCGACGCAGCCTTCCACCCCTGCCAACGGTCAACTTTGGGTCGATACCAGCAGCAACCCACCGCTGCTCAAAGTCTGGAATGGCGCCACGTTCACCATCGTCTCGTTCCAGCCCGGCGCGTCGATCATCACCAGTCCATCAGGCACGGCACCTAGCAGTCCGGCACTGGGTCAGTTGTGGCAAGACACAGCGCAGACGCCAGACGAACTGAAGATGTGGGATGGCACCAACTGGGTGCGCGTTGATCCTGATGGTATTGACCAAACCTTTGCGGACGCCCGTTACCTACAGAGCACCACTGCAGCCAGCACCTATCTAGCTCTGGCCGGTGGGACGATGACCGGCAACCTGACGCTGGTGGGCAACCCCAGCACCACAAACATGGCCGCCAACAAGGGCTATGTCGATACGCAGGTTGCATCCATCACGCCACAGGACATGACCCCTGCTGGCACCATCATCTGGAGCGCACGCAACACCGCGCCAACCGGCTATCTGAAGGCCAACGGTGCAGCAATCAGCCGCACAACTTACGCCACATTGTTTAGCGCTATCGGCACCACATTTGGCTCAGGCGATGGCTCTACTACTTTCAACGTGCCGGATCTGCGCGGTGAATTTGCCCGTGGCTGGGACGACGGACGCGGCATTGATACGGGTCGAACTTTTGGCTCCGCGCAAGCCAGCGCCAACTTGGCTCACACGCACGGCATCACCGATCCGGGTCACGCCCACACCGTTCAGTACAACAACGGCGCTTGGAACACTGGCACTTCCGGCAACACCGCCGTGGCCGCCGACCAAGGCACATCACCTCGGGCAACGACAACCGTAAGCACCGGCATCACGGTCAACAGCAGCGGTGACACCGAGGCACGACCCAGAAACATCGCGCTGCTGGCTTGTATTAAGACTTGAGCCGCGCCTAAACTCAACCTACCGGAGCATCAACGATGGCTACCACCAAGATCACTGACCTGACGGCTTACACAGATCCGGTCAATACGGATGTGCTGCCAATCGTTGACGTTACCAGCGACGTGACCAAAAAGGTCAGTATCGCCAACGTGATGAAGAACGCCAGCCTTGGTACGGCGGCAGCTCCGGCTATTTCCTTCGACGGCGACCCCAACACCGGCATCTATTCCCCCGGTGCCGATCAGGTTGCGGTGACCACCGGCGGCACGCAGCGTCTGCTGATTGATTCTGCTGGCGCGGTAACGATTGCAGGCGACCTGACTGTTAACGGTACGACCACCAATATCAACACCACCAACCTTGTTATTGAAGACAAAAATATTATCCTTGGCGATGTAACTACCCCTACCGATGTAACCGCAGACGGTGGCGGCATCACGCTGAAAGGTACGACCGATAAAACCATCAACTGGGTTGATTCCACCGATGCGTGGACCAGTTCTGAGCGTTTTAGCTATCCGCTCGGTTCTGCTGCTGCACCCACGCTGACCTTCACCGGCGATGCAAATACTGGTATTTATTCTCCCGGCGCCGACCAAGTAGCCATCTCAACTAATGGCACGGGGCGGTTGTTTGTTAGCAGCAGTGGACTTGTCGCTATTGGTTCTAACTCTGCTGGCGGTAGCAGGTTGTGTGTACACGACGGCTCAATCCTTGTCCGTAGTGACGGTGACATCCTTAAGGTCAATGATGTTGCCGATACCGCCTACTGGTTCCGCATGAGCCGAAATGGCTCAAACTTTGAAATATCCAACAGGCAAGCGGGTCCAATCGTATTTCTTACTTCGGATACCGAGCGCATGCGCCTGGACTCCAGTGGCCGCTTAGGTCTGGGGACTAGTAGTCCTAGCACCGTTCTTCATACATCCGTCGCGGCGGATAACGAGTTACGAGTGCAAAGCACTGGTGCTGGCGGCGCTGGCAATACAAGGCTGCGTCTACAAAGCGCAACTGCATCAACGGCTTACGATTGGTATTTGCAAGGTGATGCTGGCGGGAGCCTGCGTTTTTATGACGCCGTAGCGGCGGCTGACAGACTAAGAATTGACTCCTCAGGCCGAGTGGGAATTGGCACTCAGACGCCTGGTGCATTACTTACGGTTGCTGGCGCATCGGCCACTGGAATCGACTTAGATTTCCCCGGCGGAATTGCAACAGGAGCCGAATACTCAACTCTTAGATTTACTGCCAGTAGCCCAGGTTTTACGGGTGCTGAAATTAGGGGCATCCACACCAACGGCGGCACAAACCTTGGCGTCTTGGCACTTCATACTTCAGGCAGCGAAAAAGCCCGCATTGACTCCTCAGGGCGTTTAGGGATTGGCACTACTTCGGCTAGTGCAAATCTGCACGTCACCGCAGCATCTGATGGAGCAGACGTAATTAGAGCGGATGCTAATAGCAGCAATGGATTGATGATCTTGCGCCCTGACGGTGCAAACGGAAATCAAATTCGTTTTGGCGGCAACGGAGCCAATGCAAACATTCTGAGGTTTGTAAGCGGTGGTGATGCAGAACGCGCCCGCATCGACAGTGCTGGCGATTTAATTCAAGCATGGAGAAGTGGAGGATTTATTGGTCAAAAATTTAGCAGCACTTATTACCAAGGTTTTACTTTCTTAAGCGGCAGCACCAGAGAGCTTTGTATTGATAATCGCTCAGATGACACTTCGGCTGCCATTCTCTTTAGAAATGGACTTAATGCAAGCGTAACAGAGAAAGCCCGCATCGACAGTTCGGGACGCTTGTTAGTTGGCACGTCTACGAGCGTTGACGTTGGTGGTGGTCCTGCGATCAATCAACTGTTCTCTAACGCAAACTCCAACCTGTTTGCCCTAACACTCGGATACGCCGCTGCAGACGGTCCTCGTA